AAGCCTCTTGTGGTGTTCGCCCATCACAAGGATGTCGTGGAGAAACTATGGAATCAGAACTTGAGGCATGGGGAGATGATTGCTGGTTCCACACCAGACAAGCAGAGACAGACAATAATCAAGGCATTCCAAGAAGGCAAGAGACCATTTCTGATTTGCAGCACGTTAGCAATGAAGGAAGGTGTGAACCTAGACGCGGCTGATACCACACTATTCGTAGAGAGACAGTGGGTCCCAGCGCACGAAAAGCAGGCGGCGGCTCGTGTTAGAAGACTGACACAAGAGAGTTCCGTCTGTCACAAGGTAGTACTGAGTGCAAAGGATACCGTAGACACTCACTTCGATAAGGTCGTAAGTGAGAAAGAAGCCATTGTCAAGGCTGCTATAGACGGGACTGACGGTGACGCAGAGGGCATCGCTAGCGCTCTCGCAGAATCCCTATTAGAAGGGAGAGTAAGATTATGAGTGGAAGAATAAGAGAGAGAAATGTAGAAGGAATAACGAAAGCGAAGAGTGTGAAGCACGCAGAGTATGAAATAATCAAGGTAATGCTGTATGATGGCTGGAGGCCGATAGACCACATCCACCTAGATAGATTGTATTGCAAGTTAGTGCCTGAGGTACGGAGTGGGAATGGAATAAAGACTTCCAGATTCGGTTGGCGTGACCAACATGCAGCAAAGCGGTTTGAGACAGCATGCAATAACATAGGCAATGTCATGCGGACGATGCTCTCCAAGAGGGTGAAGCACCTACCTGAGGAGCATGAGGACTACCTGCCCCTAGAGGAATGGTTGGAACTCGATGAGATGAGAGTTGACGATGTGAGGAAGAGCAGATGATAAAGAGAATGATAGTCAAAATATGGCGATTCTTCACACAAGAAGAAGGAATGACATGGGACAGATACCATAGGAATATGGAAAGGAGGAAGAAAAATGAAAATAATAACAGATAGAATGAACGCAATTGAGTTGCAAACGAGAGAATTACTAGAGAAAGCGAGGTTTCTGGAAGACGAGAAGGACATGTTGGACAGTCTGATGGACTGCAGTGTGCATGACCATCAATGGGTACTGCGGAATGTGGTGAGTGACCTCACCAAGGTCTTCCAGTTTGACATAGAATGTGAGAGGTGTGGGGGATTTGCATATTTTGGTAGTGGTGAGAATATACATCTCATCGGAGGAAGAAACCACGACATTCGCGCCGTACATGTTCTAAAGATACGCACACAGCAAGGGGCGCCACTGTCTGACCTCGTGGGGGAAGAGGAATGAGAGAGGACACCGAAATATTGGTGTCTGACCTCAATGAGGATTGTGAATGGAGAGAGGGCTTGGAAGTCACTCACCTAACCAATATCCTAGGCGAGAAGCATGAGGTCATCATGGTCATGCCTTTCAGAGAGATAGATTGGAAGCACACGGTAAAGGCATGCAGTAGATGCATGAGCCCATTCGAGGGCTCCGAGCCAATGGTCTTCACAGAGAAATACTGGGTCTATCCATGTAGGTGTTGCGAGCATTTCATATGGTACCATGTCCACACAGGGGGTGAACATGATGCATTCCAGTGAGTGGCAACCAACCGAAGAGGATTTGAAATGGACGACTAAGGTCCTAGAGGGACTACAAGAAGGGCAGGATTGGATGGAAGGCGAGATGGCCTTCAGGAAGACTGGAGAGAAGACTCTCAGGTTGCTCACGAGAACCGAGCGCGCGGCATTAGCACTCGCGCGCGTGGCCACCATCCTCGATGATTTAGAATGGGAATTAATTGTAGATGATGCAAAGATAATCCCAGATGACCCAATGGCGGCAGCCGAAGCCATTCAGAAGGAGGCACAATCATGGGTATGCCCTGCTTGTAAGGAGATACACGTCGTAGATATGGATTTGGATGATGTGAGATGGTCTGAGATGGGTAGCACAGTGTATATCAACGAAGAAGGTGATACCAGCGAGCAAGACAGGTGGGTCATATCTGTAACGTGCGCGTGTAAGGAAACACTGTACCTCAGCCCAGATGATTACTACCTTGTAGCAGGCGACATGAATTTCTATCGCTGGATATACGAGCATGATGGTAAGACTTGGGTCGCGCGCGCGCTTTCAAACGAGGAAATCATAGAAAGAGTAGATGAGGAGTACAAGGAGAACACATCATGGACATATGGAAATGACCAACATCTAGGGACAACCTTTCAAGGGAACACCGTCCCGCCCCACATGCGAGGCACCTTCTGTACCTTCAGTCGGATGCGCGCAGGGGAGGAAGAAGAGTGAGAACAACACGCATAAGACAAAAAGTGAAGAAGTACCTAATGGAGAAAGACGAGGAACAAACGACTGAGGCCATATTTGACCATGTGAACAACACCATGAAATGGGGTGTCACAATGCAACAATTGGGCAATGTCTTGGCTAAGGACAAGGACATAAAGCAGGTCGGCCTAGTCAAGAAATCAGGTTCTATTTCAGGACGATACACCATGATGACATGGACTTTGAGAGACGGATTCGAGAAGGACAACCCGCCCATGAACAAAGACCAACTTGTGCAGAATATCATAGCGTGGCTAGACAATGCCGGGCCCGGAGACTACGTCGCGCGCGATATACGCAAGGGTTTGGGGAGTCATTACTCAATCAATTCTAATGTGTTCCAGCACGTAAAACGACACGCGCCTGAATGGCTGTCAGTCATGCCAAACAAAGCACCGAGAGGTTGTGTTTTGTATAGAGTAGAGCCAAGAAAGTTCATAGACTAGGTTCATTCTGGTCAATCTATGAGGTTGGTTGAAGCGGCTAATGCAATAGCGGCAGTGAGGACAGCCGATGACAGCACTCGACAGCAAGAGAAGATGCTCTATGATTTCCTATGCGCGAACAAGGATTCAATAGAAGAATTCTGTGCTTTGTTGTATGGGCCTGCTCTGCTCAAACCAGAGCATGTAATGCGCGCGATACATCACGACTTCGCTATATTCCCAGAAGAGTTTGAACTCCTCGAAGGAGAGCCTCTCATCCCCACTCTAGTGTCAGAGTCTCCATCTGAATGTGATGTGAGCATGACAATACCAGAGGCACTCCATCTCATGCAGAGCATTGGGAATTGGAAAGGAGTGAGCATCAAAGCAGTGATGGGGAGAATGGATGCCATCTCTGCTGATGTCCTCTGGCGTAGAGCGCTGGGAGACGCACCCGCGCTTCCGAGAAAGAGGTTGATGAGAGCCATAGCGCACGGCACTGGCTACTCACCAGAGAGGCTCACTAGCGCTCTCGCAGTAGAGCCTATGGAGACCGTCCTCACCAAAGCACTCGAAGGCTCTCTGTCAGACAACTTCGCCATAGAACCCGGACATCCCTTCAAGGCTCCATCGTTTGCAGCATGGCGTTATTGGAGTGTCCCATTCGAGGATACCTACTACGAGAAGAGTAGTGGTGCTAGATACTACGCGCACAAGGTGCAAGGGGAGACATTCCTATATGACAGTCAGGGGGAATTAGTGAAAGGAGAAGCGCACATTACATATGACGGCGACTGTGTAGCCTTGGTAGATAAAGAAGGTACAGTGTTAGAATGGCTACATACAGACGATGAGCCTGACATCTGGTGCGATTCGTACTCGAATAGAGCAGTAGCACCCAAGAAAGTCAAGGATAGCCAGCATTTACGACAATTGTGCGAGACCCTAGAAGAAGGAGAAGTGCTTAGGCTGCTGGACGAGACTAGGCCACATATTCACAGTCAGCACAAAGGAGGTTTCATTCTCCCCCGGAGAGTGTATGAACTACCACTTCTGATAACTGCAGGGAAAATCAAGTCAGATGGTATCTGGGTTTCCCTGAAGATAGAGGCAATGGATGGCTTCGACCCCATTCATGTCGGCTACTCCAATATCAAGCGCACATCCATACCAGATAATCCGGTACTGAAAGAAGCAACAAACAAATTCGTATGGGAGCAACTCGAGCCTCCTTTGGTGGGCTCATTTCACGCACTAAGAGTGAGAGAGGGGAAATTAGAAGGGGCCTACTTAGTCTCGCTTGCAACAGAGAAGGGTATGAATGACGTAATGCAATATGGGGACCTATGGAGTATTGATGGTGATGGACAGGCACGATGATTTCTTCTTAGCGTGGCTCGCACGTGATGCGCGTTTCCAAGCGAGCGTGCACTTTGCACCAAAGACGAAACTAGGGTACACCATACACAGGAAACTCTACACCAGTATGCAAGATGAGCCAGATTTGAATCTCTGGTTATCATCCAAGGGCGTTCACGGTAGGGTCCTGAGAGATGTGAAGCAGATACGTAGGGTAATCAGCCTCTTGGAGCCTGTCTGGAGCGCCGTGAAGGACCGGGATAACCTCGAGAGGCTCCTGACCACTATGGAGGCTGCTACAGCCCGTAAAATGACCCATCCTGAGATGGAACAAATAATCTCTAAGTTAGATTATTACTAAGAGAACTAAGAAAGAAAACAAGATTCTTGCGAATGTTTATAGCCTTGGTTTTGCCACGTAGGGTTCCATGCAATTGGAAGAGATGGTACACGATGAAAGCCACCCCCTCACTGCTCTCAAGAGGGCAGTGGATGACGGTAATGTCCCCGACTTGCTATTAGTCGGACCACCCGGTACTGGAAAGACAACTACAGCCCACGCGCTCGCGCGCGCGTTACAGGCTGATATTCATGAATTCAACGCATCAGATGAGCGAGGTATAGAATTCGTACGTACACGTGTCAAGGAAGTCGCCACTCAGAGGGGTTATGCAGAGCATACCATCATCCTACTAGATGAGGCAGACGGCCTCACTAAACAAGCACAGGACGCGCTTAGGAGAATAATAGAGACTGGGCACGCACTATTCATACTCACAGCAAACGAAGAAGCGAATATCATACCGGCTATACGCTCGCGATGCTACACATGCAAATTCAGACCATACAATGCCAAGGAGGTCGAGATGTTCCTCCCCAATTGGGCGAAGTCCCTAGCAGTGGAGACATGCAATGCCTATAATGGTGACCTTAGGCGCATTGGTCTAGCGATAGATGCCACCAACAGGGATTTCGACGGTCTCAAAAGCATGGTAGGTTCAGCAGCAAAGGCCTATTCAGACCCTGCTCTGTCCTTGGTAGGTGGTGATTGGGTAGCCCTCCGAACGGAATTATCTCGAATTGATACACACTCAAATGTTGCTTTATTGAACAGGTTGCACGAAAAAGTGCGACAACTTGATATGCCGCCCTCGCGGTTCCATCACTATTCCCGCATCTGGGGAGATGCAGTGCTAGCCGCCCACCAGTGGCCCCTCTCACAAGAGGGGTTCATTGATTGGTTCGTGGGTAGCCTCGCTTCCCTGTGGGATGAAAAAGAAGAGTGAAAAAAATGACTGAAAAGAACATACCAGAAGAAGTAAAAGAAAGACTGCGATGGTATGCTGAACAACACAGCATATCTGAAGAAGATGCTGCTAAGCAGTATCTCGAGTACATCGAGGAACATCTCGGAATCGTCAATCTTCAAGAAGAAGATGAAGACTTCCTCGTCGACGCTGCAGAGACCTTCGTCGTCGAACGTAGAGTGATGCAAAGCCCCGGTGGGAATGCCATTGAGTGGTGCGGCTGCTTTATCGCTATAGAGCCCAAGATGAGGGACAAGAGAGCCAAACTACGTAACGATGCATTGAGCCAAGCGAGAAAAGACCTCAATAATGCCATTAACGCTGGTGTTGTCGCACGGGCATTCGTCGAGAATGGCGTCTGGATGCTTGAGAAGGCACATGGCATAGTAGCCTCGACACAAGACAGGTTCGTAGAGGGCGAAGACCCTTGGTTCCTAATCCGTGATAGCGGGATGACCCTTGCCCTGTTGCAGAGCAACCCAGATTGGGCCAGACATGGTGAGCCTATCGCCCCATCTCTATGGAGCAGGACTTACAGGTTCTACGGAAACACCGCAGAAAGGTTCGGTGAAGACCTAGAGATGATACGCATAGACGTCGGTGGTTCTTCAGAAGAAGACGTGTCACACGCCGTTTCCTTCGGGCAACCATGTAAAATCCAACTAAGGCCACAACCAGCGAACGTGAGCGAAGGTTGGGAAGACGTCTACCGTGCAGGTAATAATTTCTTCAAGAACATCAACTATACTGATGAGTTCGTTGAGAAGGAAGACCGAGCATACTTGAAAGGCGAGATTCTGATGAGTGGCCTTCCTTGCTATATCTCAGACCTGACTGAATTGATGGAAGTGTACCAAAACCAATCCGAGAAGGTCGCAGGGTTCGATAATCCAATCGGCCCTATCGTTTGCATCAAGGGAAAGGTCACTGATATTAACAGGACTGGGTATGAGACTGAATACGACCCATGGGGCAAGGACTTCACAATGAGAGTCTCATCTTTCGGTCTACAGCGAGAATTCGCTAACGACATGTGGAGGCGAGAAGTATCAGTGAGAGTACACGGCTTCTTGGGTGACAAGTGCCATGCCTTCGATTACGAAGGCCGTGAGGGCTGGAAGCCTTACGCAGTCAAGTCCACAGTGTATATCTTCGGCAGACTCGGCATTCGTACTACCGATGACGGCCAAGTACCTAACATCAAGGCTATGGGAATCTTCGTCCCCCCTCGACTGGCTATACCAGCCGGTGAGGGCGGTGACACTAGCCTAGAGCAATTCGGAAGTGAACAGTCATGAGTGGATTCAAGGCTCTCAAGGAAAAGGAGCAGCAAGAAGAATCTGACATTGCGAAGGCTTCCAAGGATTGGAAGCAGTCTCTGGACAAGGACCTAGGTCCTGACCCTAAGCAACATCTACCCACCCCCATGCAGCAGAAACCAAAGGAAACTGAATGGTTCGCTGAAGAAGTAGCACCGATGACAGGCGATTTCGGTGGCATAGTCGGTGATGACGGAACCTGTAAGACTGCAGTGGTCTTCGATAGCATCCCAAAGGGGAAATCCTGCTTAGTGGTTGATTTCGACGGTGGCGGCGCAAAACTCCGAGATGCATTCTACGCAGACAGGCGCTCTGAGTTCAAGTGCCAGAACCCTTGGGTGATGCAGGACGAGGCTAGGACAGCCTACAACTACCCTGCTACACACGACAAGGTGATGGCAATAGGCAGAAGGGCTCTAGAGTGGGCACAGGCTCAAAACGAGTCTGGCTATACTGGTGAGACCCTCCACACGGTTCTAGTGACTGCAGTGGACCTGTGGGACTCAGTAGCCAGTGCTTGTATGTTCATCGAGGACCTAGGAACAGCCCCAGACGGAATTGGGGCTAAAATCAGCCCTCACGAGAAAGTGGGGATGAGGTTCAACTGGCAGATACGCAGCACGCGATTCCACCAATTGACGTCACTATGCAGGGAATTGACCCGACACGGCGTCAATGTCTACTACGAGACGCACTGGAACTACGAACAGACCAAGGAAGGGACCATGACAGGGAACAAGAAGCCTAGATGGGAAAAGCAGACGGCTAACTACCTACACACCATCATCGAGATGGGGTCACAGGCAGTTAGAGACGAAGAGGGGCGATTGACAGGCGAGACACGCTATGAGGCCACTTTCACCAAGTCTAGAAGCCAGCCTAACCTACTCAACAAGACTAGACTCGTCATGACTACATTCGACGATGCAGACCACAAATGGCATGGTCTCCCTGAACTTACGAGGGAGTGAGATGAGTTGCAAATGGTGCAATGATACAGGGATACTCATGCGGGTCACTAAGACCCTTCATGGTAAGGACTTCCGTCCAGAGATGTGTAGTTGTGAAATAGCCTTAATCTATGAAGGGCAATTCGAGGACCGAAAAGTTCTTATACACGATGTACGCGAGGCCGCGCCAGAATCGAGGGACTGCTCTAAGGGGGGAGTAGAATCGCCCGAGTCGAAATAGGTAAGCCTGCATTGTCATCTTTCCTATCAGGATTTGGTCCGGGTGTGGGGGACCTGAGACTAACAGCGAGGCAGATGTCCATGTCAGGCACGGTGGCCCTCCCTACTCACCTGCTACACACGACAATTAGTGCTACAGTGCAGGACAGTGGTGAAGTGATTATTGCAGACCTAGCCAAGGTATTGACATTCATCAAGACCCTACCACAGGATGCACTTATCACCTTATGGCAGCCTAAGAATAGCGCACTGCGTATCCTTTCTGGTAAGACGGAACTGAAACTACCCACTACAGACTTAGTGCTTTCACACAAGAGTGTGAGCAAGGCATTGGCTTTGGTAGATGACGCAGAGAGGAATCACTGGAAGACATGGGCTGGTAAGCCTCTGACATGCTATGCTAAGATACAAGGTGCTGACCTGTTCCAAGTGAAGGGAATGGAGAAAGTCATAGGTAAGGGCACGCCCTTCGAGATGACCTTCGACCCCGAAGAGAGTCTGCTGGTCTTCAAGGCTGGACATAAGAGCAGTGCTAGCATGAGCACAGCAATTGACATGGAAGACTGTACCATGGACTTGGATAATGACCCTAGTGTGGGAGCGACATCCCACTATGGTTCATGGCTCCCTCACGTGCTGCAGAGCATGCCAGCAGGCCCAGTAGAACTTTACACTGCCAATGATTTCGTCTGCATATTCCGCCATCTCGAGAAGGACCACCTCCTCCTAGTGATGGACAAGAGAGGTGAATGAATGGAACGACTGGTCAAATGCTTCTGCGGATGGCAGGGCTATAGCGACAGAGAAAGTCAATGCCCTGCATGCAACAGACCATTGAGTATCATCAAGTGTGAGGGGTGCGGTGAATGATAGTAGACGAGTATTACTCTAATGGTGAGACTCCCATACTCTACACGCGATACAGAGATGAGGAAGGCAACCTCGTAGAGGACAGCATCAAAGGGTACAAGCCTTACTTCTGGATACCTGCCAACGTAGGTGAGTTCAGAAAGCGTAGACTACTCGCCAGATATCCGGGCACTGTCATCACAGATGACACTGCAGTAGGATTGGATGGCACTCCTCTCATCAAGGTAGAGACAGACTCCCCCTTCGATATCATGAGCATGAGGCAGGAGTTCGACCGAACCTACGAGGCTGACCTTAGATTCACAGACAGGTGGTTGATAGACAACGTACCTGTCATGCCAGAGTGGAAGCCACGCAAGTGGTGGTTCGACATAGAGTGTGATACTGGTGACACTCCCTTCACTACCGTCATCGCTGTCATAGACAGCGACCTAGACACACCAGTGGTATTCGCGTGGGCAGACGAGCGAACCAACTGCTCTTACTTCAAGAGTGGGATTGGAGGACGACTTTACTCTTACACTCGCACTGTGCGAGACATTGACTACAGTCTACGTATCTATCGTAGTGAGAGTGCTTTGCATGAGGCATTCGTTGAGTTCCTACAGGAGCGTGACCCTGACATGATGATAGCACACGCAGGCTCCTTCTTCGACATCCCTCATCTGTTGCAAAGGATACCTAACCCACAAAGGCTCAGCCCCGTGGGACAGATACGCAAGATGAAGAGGGGCAAGGACCGCTACGACCCCACTGACCAGCCCATAGTAGGGCGCTGGCAGTTCGACACAGCAGCACAGGCTGCTAGTGGTACAGGATTCGAGCGTGTCTGGAAGGACAGTGGTGGTGGACAACTACCCTCCCTCAAACTCAACGACATCGCTGAGACTGTAGGGTTGGGGTCCAAACTAACTGAGGAAATAGAGGGGATGGACGTTCACAATGGATGGTATGAGTACTGGGATGACTTCGTAGACTACTGCCTCCTAGACACTCACCTACTCAGAGGGATAGACGAGGCACGGAACGTGACTGACTTCTACATTCAGATGGTCAGACTCTGCGGTGTCTCTCTCCCATCAGCATGCAACGTCACTAACTTCGCTCGTGGTCTACTATCACGCAGGACCGACAAGAAAGCACCCACTCGCTTCAAGGCTGGAGAGATTGAGAAACTCAAAGGGGCTGAGGTTGGTCTCAACTGTGTCACTGGACTCCATGAGGGGGTAGCAGTGATAGACTACAAGGGGTTGTACCCCTCACTAATCCTAGGAAACACCCTCTCCTACGAGACCCAGCGAGACGGACCGGGCGAGAATATCATCCAGTTAGAGAATGGTTCCTACTGGGACCAGTCAGAACAAGGACTGCTACCATCTGTTGTGGAGTATCTCTTCGATTACCGTTCCACATGCAAGCAACGCATGCGTGAGGCCACTACGCCAGAAGAGCGAGCGGCTTGGAACACCACACAGATGGCAGTAAAGCGCGTCATGGCCTCACTATATGGTATGTGCGCACACATAGGTTATGGATGGGCTGATGCAGACATCGCTCACACTATCACACAGGAAGGTAGACGGTGCATCAGACTACTAGATAGTGTGGCTACCACTTACGGTTTCGAGTGTCTCTATGGTCATACAGATTCAGCATTCGTCAAGGTACCCACTGTAGAAGACGCCCACGCTCTAGCAGAACGCATCACAGTAGCAGTGCAAAATGACACCGGAAATAAGATGCTCTTCGCAGAACTTGAAGTATGGATGCCTTACTGGTTGCTTACAAAGAAGAACAGATATGTCGGCAAGGTGGCTTGGCCTGAGGAAGACCAAGGGAAACTCAAAGTGGCTGGCTTCGGCATGAAAGCATCCAACACAGCCCCACTCTCCAAGAAGATACAGAAGGGGGTCTTCGAGTTGATATGTGACGGTGCTGATGAACACACAGTAGAGGAATTCGTATTACCTATCGCTATGGACGTCAGGAATGGTGAGATACCACTAGCCGATGTGTCAATGAAGACTCGCTTAGGTATGCACCTGAAAGAATACAAAGTACTGAGCGGTGCATCGAAAGCAGCAGTGGCATACAATGAGAACAACCACGAGAAATTCGGGAAGGGTGACTCAGTACCTTGGACTTACATTAAGGAGTCACCCGGTATCATCGCCTTCCGCAATCCAGAGGATTTGGAGGGCTACACCTTAGATTCCGATACAATTCTAAAGAAAATGTTAAAGACCAAATTGGACAGTATCTATTCTACCCTATCTTGGGACCTCGAAAGAGCACTAGGTGCTCCGAGCCCCAAGACCTATGGGTGGTGGTGATAAAATGGAAGAAGAACAGCGATACAGACAAACGAAGATATGGGAATGGATTCCCACTGGAATGAGACAAACCACCTTGGAGGAGTTCGGTGTCAGAAGAACAAATACCAACTGACTCTGTGCTTTGGCGCGTAGCGCACCTCCTTCGTGAGAAGAATGAGAAGTATGGTGACAGTGCACTCAATCCTATGAGAGTATTCTACAAGGGTGGGGAAGATGCTGCGGATATGATTAGGATACGAATAGACGATAAGATATCTCGTCTGGCTCGTGGTAGTGAGGGTATCGAGAGTGACCTTGACATCTACCATGACCTCATAGGCTATCTAGCCTTGCTAATTGTAGCAATTGAAAGCAAGGGTGAGGAATGATGGGTCTGACTCTGGTCTACGATGACCAGTCCTCCTATGCTTGGACGCCTGAGATGGGTGACGAGGACATCGTAATCAGAGTGAGCAAGTCCACACTCACTGCCAGTAAGTGGTGCCCTCAACAACTCTGGTTGTCCAAGACTCATGAAGTACCACAAGTACAGCATGACTACCTAGTGATAGGTGATGATGTCCATCAGAGCATGGAAGCATTCTATCACAACATAGAACTTGACTCTATTACCTCATTGAAGAAGGCAGCAGAAGAAGGCAAGGACCGCTTGGTGATGGACCAACTCAAGACATGGCTCCCGAGCCGTGATGAGGTCATAGACATGAGAAGGGATGCTTCTAAGGATGAGCCCTTCTACGAGAGAGAGTATGACCACAACATTACATGGCTTCTTCGGAATGAGATACTCAGGCTGGCACACACCAAGCCCGAACATTTCTTACCTGTTGCAAACGAGGTGAAACTATCACCCGTTACTAAGTTCCATCTAGACGATGGGATTGTCAAGGTGAGACTAGTTGGTATCATCGACCGAGTCTTCAGTGATGGTGACCGTGGACTAGCCCTGATGGAATTGAAAACAGGGAAGTGGCATCCAAGGAAACTGTCTGCCATGAGAATGGAAATGGCATACTACAAGATGCTCATCGAACTATCAGACCATGAGACTCTGACAGAGGCCGGGCTGATAGACCCAAACCCCGGTGGGCATACCTCTGACGTCACTCATTGGGGATGGCGATACAGTGCAGCAGACAGGCTAGACTACGAGCCTGTGAAGAGGGTGAGTGAGCGTGCTATGGAAAACTCACTGAATAAACTACTGCGTATGTACGTAGACCAAGAATTCCCCCTTACCAAGGATGACTTCAAGTGCTCCTACTGTGACTACATGGACCTGTGTCCTAAATACAAGACGTGATACCATGGATGAGTTAGAGCATTGGAGTCAGGCACACTTCGCAGAGTTAGCATTCTGGAGGACGATAGCAGCAGGTATCAACATCTTCTTGTCCTCACTGATAGCACTGAAAATATTCGAGGTGATATGATGTTGATAGATAAGGATTCCATGAAGCGACACGCTAAATTAGAAGCGTACCGCTTACTCTTACAAGAGGCACTACGAGTAGAGTTCAACAGTTATAATATCTACATCCACTTTGGTAGTGTGCCTGAGGGGAGTGTAGTGGACCCCATACCTATAGACCAGTACCTAGACATCTGTGTACCTGCAGAATACATGAGTGCCGAGACAATACTACTAGTCTATGAGAAATGCAGAGATGCATTGAATGAATTCAAATGGGGGCAATAAGCATGAAGATAATAGAGTTCGACTTCCCTAGAGAGGCTGGTCTATTCCGTAAGGTTGTTCACACACCCATGGAACTCGAGACATACTGGGGCTCACTACGTAACAGCCAGTGTGCGTACACTAGTGTGTATGGATTCCGTGCTGTGAAACCTAGTGGTAAGCGGGGTGAGTACAACACTGCTATTGTCAGGCATTTCGTCCTTGACTTCGATAAGAAAGCAAGGAAGGGTGGGATAGTCTTCGATGTGAGTGGTGACCAAGTCCTGAACCAAGTCCGAAGAGCACACCAGATGCTCATGGACAAGGACGTACACCACGCAGTGTGGTTCAGCGGTAATGGGTTTCACATCTGGGTCAAACTCTCCAAGACGCACCGCCCTTCCACAGGCAGTGAGGTATCTCTCATCAAAGCAGCAGGGAAGAAGGTCATCAATGGATGGAAGGAAGCACTAGACCTGACATGCATGGACCCGACAGTGCCCTTCGACATGGCACGCCTCATCCGTATCCCCAATTCCTACAATGCCAAGCAGCACGTGGGTCGATGGAGCATCCCATTGAAGAGTGAGGAATTGCTAGAGTGGTCTTGGGATGACATTTGTGAGCGAGCAGAGCGGCACCGCCGAGGTCAGTTCATGTATGGTGTCAATGGGGTAGACCTACCGATAGAACAGGTCAAGAACACACGCTTCGCATCTTCAGGCCCTGCTGTGCAGTTCGACACAGTAGAGATGAATGGTATCAAAATCCTCCCTTGTCTAGTGGAAGCAGCCTGTCAAGTCGGCAGCAACCCACCTCACGATGCACGGAAGTCCCTAGTTATCTACCTTGCAGCAAGGCTAAGGAACTTTTTACCCGTAGAGCGAACAACATCAGACTCCAGAGAAGAGCACGCTGCTATGATATCCAATTACATTCACACCCTGCAGTGGGCAGACTACGATGAGGGGGTGACCAAGTACCATGTGAGTACCATTGTCAATGGTGGGTATCACCAGCACTGTGCCTCCTTAGAACAAGGTGGGCTATGCTTAGGTCGCTGTCAGTTATGGGATGGGACGGGTTCACTATGAAAGCACTCATCATCGATAGTAATGAGAGGGGGCCTCTGCCTGAGGCTGTGCTTCGACGAGCAATGAAGAAGAAACCAGCCGTTGGTGTCAGTAGAGAGGCTTTGGTGATTGGTGATTACTTATGTGGACAGTGGCACTTAGAAGCGAAGACTGTCTCGGACTTCTTGGAGTCGTTGCGAAGTGGCCATCTCATGCGACAACTCGATAACCTCGACGCCAATGCTCCGCAGTTTGGTGTGGTCGTATGGGGTGAGGTGGGGGATTACGTTAAACAAGTGCAACTTCGCGGCGGCTCCACCAATTTCAGTGCTGCAACAAAGCAGATAGCAGGTGGCTTGGCTAGGATAGCCGCAGACTTTGGTTGCCTAGTCTACAGAGCACCGAACCTCATGGAAGCGTCTCACTTCATCGTAGGACTACACGAGAAGACCTACAAGGGGGCCAGCAGACACGGAGCGCAAGCAGTGAGGCGTGTGTCAAGCAATGATGTGAGAGTAGACATGCTTCGTACTATCCCCGGCATCGGTGATGAGATGGTCGACAACATCCTCAGTGCGTGTGGTAGCATCGAAGAAGCATCCTGCGGTGACTGTCTACGAGATGTGAAGCGGATGGGAAAGGTCCTACGGGGACGAGTCTTGGAGGCCCTCAGAAGCGAGCACCCAGTGTTGGTTGACCGACGTTCTTGAGATTATTACATTATTCCTTTCTAACAATATAGGTTAATTTATAGGCCGCCGCCATTTCGGGAGGGTATGGCAAGAACTTGGGAAGATTACACAGCCGTGAAGCAATACCCTATACTGAAACACTACGTTGAGAGATTCAGGAAGACTTCATTCTACAATGAAGTCCCTGCACTCTTATCGTTCTTCTACCTGCAAGGACAAGCAGTAGCAGACTACATACGAATACCTGTCTGGGCTAGTTACCTAGACCCTAGGTTCCATGTGTTCTGGATACAGCCTACTCGCTCTGGTAAATCCATAGCATGGGAATTCATAGGTGAAGTCGCACGCCTTGCTGAGATTGATGCAGACATGTTCACGTCAGGTACTGACGCTGGTCTCATCGGCTCATTCAAATCACACAAGGATGAAGATGGGAACTATTACACAGAAGAAGTGCCGGGTCTTCTAAACGGTAACAAACTATTGAACTTCGATGAGGGGAGTATTCTCCTACAACCTAGCCCGAAGCAGTTCTTCCAAGAGGTCATCCTCTATCTACAACAAGCGATGAACCCCATTGGTAGCCACAGCAACACACTAACCAAGCACATGAAGGATGGTAAGATTGAGACTGAGTCTCGAGTGTCCTTCTGGATTACCACCTTCCCCCCTGCAGGTGTGAAGGAGTACGTTCTAACTAAGGGTCTATTCCAGAGAGTGCTACTCTACTACGCACCATGGGATAACAACATGAGGATGCAGGTATCCAAGAGGAGGATGAGTGGGCTATGGTCTGATGAGATGCAGGAAGTCATGTCCACTGAGGACCTTGCAGAGCACTTCAAGGAGATACAGTCTCTTGTCATGGAACATCTAGTAGCCTGCTCTGATATCACAGGGAAGATGTGGCAGGACCTCGACCCCACTGTGAAAGAAGAGAGGGCTGAGCGTGAACGTATCGTTAGAGATGCCTCGCTAGCCATGTTCAGGAAGAGCAGAGACTTCGACCCCGCTGTGGATGCAGCAGTGGAGGAGTTCTACAATCTAGTGAGTGGAATGGATGCCAAACTCAGTGATGTGGTCCTGTCATTCATGCCTAACATTGAGAACTATCTCAATATCCTAGCCACTCATTTCGTTTTGATAGAGAGGAACGAAGCAAGGCATAGTGGGCAGTATGACCCCACCGAAAGATGGATTATCACAGGTGACCATATTGACATGGCGATGGAGATACTCTACGACGTCTATGAAAGGCTCATCATCTGGTTAGAGAGTGACCTAGAACTAGGTGCTACCAAGGCTGCGAAACTAGCCAAGGTGGAGGCTTGGAAGAAAGCACTAGAGGTCTGCAAGACTTACGACCTAGGTGACCACCGTGGTGATGGGTGGTTCTCCAAGAAGGATGTCCTATCAGCCTATGGTAGAGTCATGGACCGAAGCCAGCCAGTAGTGTACAAACACTACGACGATATAAGAGCCTCCTTCAAAGAGACAAAGGTAACAGGCGTGCCGTACATTAGATGGAGTGATGAGAATTGAGTGACATAATGGCACTAGATATCGAGACGGGTAATTACTCGTGGCAAATAGGTGGTTGGGGTAACACCCATCTCTTCGAGCCCACTGTGGTATGCACATGGGATGGCGAGGAAGGTCATGTCTTCTCTAAAGAGCATATCAACTCGAAGGAAATGACATGGCATACACTACACCCTAGAAGCCTAGGCGACCATCTCCAAAAGCATGTAGAGAGTGGCGGTAAAATACTAGGGCACAACCTAATGGGTTTCGACCTACCAGTATTACGTGATGCGTTGGATTGCAATTACGCTGGACGTTTGATGGCATCGGATGATGTGATTGATACCTCTGTCTTACTTCGTTCTAGTACTGGTATGTCACACCATTTGGATGACGTATGCAAACACACTCTAGGTGTAGGTAAGACTCAGAAGAGTGAAGACGCACCGAGAATGTGGGGAGAAGGGCAGCACAAAGAAGTAGCAGAGTATTGTCTGAAAGACTGCCAGTTAGTCTATGACGTATGGACTCATGGTAAAGACGAGGGCTTTGTGAAGAGTCGCAATCAGAACACAGGAGCCATCGATAACATCGAGGTGGTATGGTGAACTTGAGAGAAGATGTACCAGAAGACTTCTTCGAGACCTTCTACCTAGTCATGTGTGAATACTTTGACATTGACCCAGACGCCCTATTCATCCAGTTGATGGAGGAATTACCATGAGTGAACAAGAAAAACAAACAGGAAGAGAAGCCCAAATGAGTAACATCAAAGCAGCCATGAATGTGGCTGAGACCGTTAGGTCTACCCTAGGTCCATCAGGTATGGACAAGTTACTGACGAACGGAAACCACCACATTGTGACCAACGATGGTGTGACTGTACTGAGAGAATTGGATACGGCACACCCCGGAGCACAGATGATGGTGGAAGCGAGCCAGACACAGGAAGCAGTCTGCAAGGACGGAACCACAAGCGTGGTTGTCCTAGCAGGACAGATGCTAGCACTGAGCCAAGGTCTATTGATGAGGGGGATACACCCTCGAGTCATCTTACGCTCCTTCCAAGCAGGGAAGAACCTAGCCTTGGAGCACCTAGAGTCTCAGGACATAGACATAATCGACGCTGCCAAGACTGCACTACGAGGCAAGGCAGCAGAGAGTGACCTAGAATACGCTGCTGACTTGTGTCTGCAGGCCTGCACTAAGGCTGACGGGAACCTAGACCACATCAGGGTAATCACTCAGGCAGGTGGCTCCCTAGGTGACTCCTACGTGCAGGATGGATTGGTAATCAACAAGGAGTTCGCTAATGAGGTAGAGGATAAGACTCTAGAAGGTGACTTGAACATCCTCCTACTCAATGGTGGTCTCGAGGGATATGATTTCAATGAGGTTCAGATGCAAGTCGAGAACATGCAGCAACTCCATGAGTTGAAGCAGCAGGAACTCGGTATGCTCAGTGAATTAGCATCCATGGTGGCTGGTGCAGTAGGCCCACAGGGTGTGGTCTTCGTGAGAGACGGAGTGCATGAGGCAGTGGCGCACTACCTATCACAACACGGCATCCCACTAGTGACTCGTTTGCAGCAAAGCGATATGGAAGGACTGTCCAGACTACTAGGTGTCCCCATCTACCATCGCGTCGTGGATGTTGATGAGCCTATCATGACCACCAACTCCTCCGTCAAGCAAGAGAGGATTGGGGACTTGGACTTCGTCACTGTGTCAGGTGAGGGTGAGGCTACATGCCTCGTCGTCAGAGGAGCGACACGACAGACCATCGAAGAGTACGAGAGGGCATTCGATGATGCCATCGGTGTCACCTGCCTAGCCATGAAGGATGATGGGAAGGGATTCCCCGGTGGTGGTGCGTCATTCTCAGCAGCCTCGATGACTGTCAGAGAGCACGCCTCCACCCAGCCTAACATGACAGCGAGGGAGAGGATGTGCCTCGAGGCCTACGCTGACGCTCTAGAGATAATCCCTGCAGCCATAGCAAACAACGCAGGCATGGACCCACTAGACGTGGTGATGGAACTCAGGTCTGCAGACCAAGGGGTTGGACTATTCATAGACGACCGTGGTGTAGGGGAGATTTGCAACACGTTAGAACAAGGAGTAGTGGAACCAGAGTCACTAGTCAAACAGGTCATCAGCAGTGCTACTGAAGTAGCCACCGCGATACTAAGGATAGATGACATCATGGCAATGAGGGAACAGAATGGAAATATCATGGGTTAGTAACCTGTGCCTCTCTTGCTGGGCAGGGATAGGTCTCTATCTCCTAGTGTTAGTCATTGACAGAGGACTCTATAGTTTATTCAATGCTAAGAAAATAGGTGAGAAACCTGAGAAATTTGAGGAAGAGTAATAAGCCTTCCCCTCTACCCTATGACTGACAAGCGCGGCATCGTGAGGGAGGATACACAGTTTTTCATGTTCTTATCTGTGGCTCTACACTCTTCTTCCCTATTTCCTCCCTCACGGCCCAACAAATAATCGAACCGCTACGCTCAGTGTCAGAAGCCTTGTGGATGAGAGTGTCTTCACTCGTTGAACTGATTCAACCAAGCCCACTCTCTCATCATGCTAAGCAAGACGAACCCACTGAGTAAGAGTGCAGTACCCATTATCATTAAGACTGGCATCGCATCCTCCCATCCTACAGTGGAAGAGTCGGTGATTTCAGTTACGATATTCGCATCATAAAAATCCATTTCGTTTCCTCCTATCTTTCGATTTGTGCTACCCAGTAATCCCAATCCCAGTCTGGGTTGGCGGCTCGGAGTTTCTCTAAATCAACATCCCTATTCTTCTGAGAAACCAACTCATGAACCGCCCGTATTCCATACAGGTGTAGAAACTACACCACTTGTATTTCAGACTTGCGGGGTCTTGACCCAAAAAGATGAGTTATCATTACCGTCTGGAACTACCGAGATGTTCAACAGTATCCCGCCTTGTTAGTTGCTTTCTTCTCGACACCTACCTTGGATGTGTCTTCAGGTTTCTTGGGTGCTTTGCCACCCATTGGTTTCAAAGCGATGACGATAGCAACCTTGCCTTTCTTCTTCTTGCCTGCCATCTCACACCACCCCTACTAGTCTGCGCCTCACTCCGACTTGATAAGACTTCTCGATGTCCGGCTCCTCCGCTTCTTTACGGGCTGCTTCAGTCCTCCCATGCCAATCCAATATGTCCTGCCATAGTTTCTGAGATGTGAGTGACTCCGGTGGCCCGGGTAATTTTTTATGATGATTACGCAGGGCCTTCTGCTCCTTTTCTCTCATACTACCTAGGACTTTAGGGTCAGTGGCCCTAGCCTGCTTCTGTGCATGGTCGAGTTGGATTTCCTTCCTCTTTGCCGTATATGCATTGAACGGTGACATGTCATGCGGTGGCTCTCGCCCTCTCCTTTCTGCTAGAGCGTTCTGTATGTTCATCAACGTTCTATGGTCCGGCTCGTTACTCCCTAACCCCCAGCGAGGAGACAGGCCTAAAATTTCAGGGTATGGGTGAGGGTCTGCTGCACCTTGTAAGGAACCGAAGTTGCTCCCACTGCCGATGAAATGGTCTTTCCATGATGGCCCTTCAGGCTCAGGCTCAGGCTCAGGCTCAGGCTTAGGCTCAGGTTGTAATTCTTGCTTGGTTTGAGGACCTCTGACACCCACCCTTGGACGACCTTCGTTCTGTTTGCCTCCTGCTATTGGCCGGTACCAATCCTTACTTCGCTCCCAAGGAGTGTCTGGATGCCATCCTGCTGGTAGAGGTGAACCATCTGGCCCCTCCTCGTTGTCCTCAGGCAGGAACCACTTCTTGCGGAATGCCTTCATGTCATTGATTCTCTTCTGCCATTGGGACCTACCTGCCGCACGTCCACGCTTCATAGGTGTGTCACGGGACGCCAAATCTTTCATTTCATCAAATTGCTGGTCGAATTTCTGCGCCGGGTCCTCTGGCTTCGAGGGGGAGTGGTCTACCATATCAGACCGCCATGTCTTACCCGGTGATGACTTCGGGCCGACACCAACCAGTTTCCTTTTCATGTTATCAATAACCCTCTGCTGCCCTGAAGAGAGCATACCCTTGGGAGTAAGGACTCCGACGTTACCAAATGCACCACCTATGGGTCTGTACACCGGCTTCCTGCCTCTCCTCTTCTGCCTCTGACCAAGCACCCTGTCCTTCTCGGCTCGTTCTGCCCGCATCTTATTCTTCAAGGCTCTTATTTTCCCTAGGGCTATCTGCCGTTGACGGTCTTCCTCATCCATTGCCATCGCTTCGTCATGGCTCAGTTCACCATGGGGTCTAACCCCAACCTTACGTCTAGGCCTGTCTTGCCTAGGGTCATTGACTGGCATCTCTTCTGTTGGTGCGCCAGTACCGGGCATCCCCCGCTCTCCCGCGGTCTCTCCTATTGGTCCATCGAAGAGAGAGGATTCTGCACCGGCAGACATGTTACCTAGTCGAGCACGAGCATCTAGAGGCTGAAGAGGGTCTTCATCTGCAGGTAGGGGTGCTTTGAAAGCCTTGATGACACCTACTACTGACATTATCCTCGCCTCGCTTGCTGCCATAGCGCCCCACAATCAGGGCACTCCCAGATGAGGATACGTGTACCGCGCTCATTAATGTAGCGCCCCTCTATCCGTCGAGCGAGAACAGAATCGTCACACTGTGGACAATCCTGACTGAGACGCTGAAGTAATTGCCCCATGTCACTCTTCCTCATCAGCCTTCAGGTCGTCTTCAGCATACTCAAAGCCACTGCGGCCACGCAGATTAATGTATGCCTGCTCTAAGATATTGTGTATGGAGTCCAACTCCAACTCGA